CGTTCTGGACTCGCCCTGGTTGCGGCACGAGCCGCACGGATACACACAAACAGCCAAGCCGCACGAGCCGCACGAGCCGCACGAACAAAAACAAAAAGACTGTTTGCCCCGCCGCCTATAATTTTGTAATATAAAACTGTAAACCACTAACAAAAGGAAACCAAAACATGACTAGATTACATTTCAAAAACAACGCACCTTATAGCCCGCTGAAAAGAGTTGTTCAACACTCGCAGAAAGTGAAGCGCAAAATTCCTTACGAAGACAAGTACACTAAGAAGATGGGTGTTTGGCTCGTCAAGGACGATGGCATCTACTTGATGGCTCCGACCCACGAAGAACGGGACAAAGACGAGAACGGCAAAACTGTTGTTTGCTATGCTCAAGGCTTCAGCCCGAACGTCAAGGATTTGTGGGACAAGACCCACGCTGTAAGCGGTGACGACTTCGCGGAGTTCATCCCGTTGAACGATGAACAAGTGGCAGACATATTAGCCGCACCGAAAGGTCAAAAGGGACTGACAATCGGACTTACAGAAAAAGATATTTCTGTGTCCACCTATGAATATCACGGAGTGAAAGCATGAAAGCGTTAACAGAAGATCAAATGGAAAAGATTGCTGACGATGGTTCGGCAAGTACTTTGAACCCGACACATAAAAAACAATTTATGATTTTTATGTTTGGCGAAGAGTTTATGGAATCAGGGGACAAAGGGTCTAAGAAAGTTTATGAGGTGGAAGCATGATTGATTATCAGCAATACGCAATCGACCTCGCCCATGACCTCATCAATGGCATGGACGAAAGCCAAGGCGAAGAATACATCTACGACACGGCGCATGAATATGCCGATAGTTCGGAGCATGTAATCTACTACGCCAAAGCCCATGAGATGGTAGCTTGGATGCACCAATCCCGCATCGACTATTGGGAAGGTGAGATAGAAGCAGGCAGTGGCTTCGTCGGGTATGGTCAACTCGCCTGCCTGATCGCTTGCTACGAATTAAGCGACATGATTTCGGCAGCGGCGTTGAAGTTGTTCGAAGAACAAGAAAGCGAGGCGGCATGAGTGGGAGAACGGGGGCGGCGAAAGTCGCCCCCTTTTTTCACGCCGACCGGGGACATCGATTCATGATACATCAAACCGCACGAGCCGCACGAGTCGCACAGCCCAAGGCGCACGAGACGCACGCCGACAAATCCGATCCAGCCCAAACAGGCCGCACGTTTTCGATCCCCGAATCATGCAAGTCGCACGCCTGACCACCCTCAAATAAAAATAGATCGCCCTTAGAGGGGCGCGATACCAAGAAAAAGTTAATCCCACCCGCCTTAGAATAAGCCATGTTCCATGCAATCTGCGATGGACGTATAGAAACCTTATTAGCTTTGGCTATCTTCAGTTCAAACCATACCGCCCGACCATCGTGGCAAACATGACTGTCAGGCACGCCCGTCCCTGCGATGTTTTCAATTCTCGTCGCGTGAGTTTTCGGGGGCAGGCAGGCTTTTACTTTCTTCCAAAGTTTCTTCTCCGGTGACATCGACTACAGTCCCTTCAATAAATGCGGTGGGGTATTCGTTTCTCAACTGCACCAGTCTGGACGCAATTTCTTCACGAGTCATCTTGTCAACTGAGTGGATGTGTTGGTTCTCTCTCCTGTCCACAGTCAAGCCACCAAGGCTTGACCGAATCTTTTCGGCATTGATGGCGGCAGAAAAGTGCCCCTCCTCCTCTGCGCTGCGGGACAAATCGTGGAACCTTTTCAACTGCCCAATCAAAGTCACGCCATATTTTCTTTCTCTTTCCTGACGAAGCTCTGAGATGTGTTCGACGACAAGCGGATAGTCTTTGCCATTTAACAAACGAGAGGCATGGACATTCGCCGCGCCTTCTGCGTACCCCGCCCGGCGAGCGCATTCAGTATTTGAATAGATGCCATCGACGTACAGCTTGGCAAATTCACGTTGTCGGTTCGTTAGCTTCCGATCTTTTTCTATTACCTCTGTAGAATTTGTTTTTTCTTTATCTGCGTTTTTCATGCTTTTCACCCATTAAAACGTAATATCCGTATGCTAAACGTATGCACAGAAACCTAGGAAATACAAGGGATACAGAGCACAGCATACGTTTCATACGTTTCATACGTCTATTCTAGTAAATTTTTCAAAGTGATTTTATTTTCTGAGAAAGTATGTAGGAACCGTGTTTCGCGCACCATGAAAAAACATGTTGAAAATCCCAACCCATGGGCGTATATTCGTATTGTAAAACGAAACCCATACAGGAAAGGAACCATCATGGGAGACAGAGCAACTATAGAGGTAATCGATGAGGCAGGCGAGAAATCCCCGTCAAATATTTATCTTCATTGGCACGGCGAACCAAGCAGGGTCATCAAATTCGTGACCGATGCCGCGCCTGTAATGCGGAAGAGCGATGCGCCGTATGCGGTAGCTCGTTTGGTCGCACACATTTGCCAAGCCGTGGACAGGAACAGCGATGCCTTGTCGATTGGACTGGTGGACAGTGACCGCCAAGAGCAATATGACAACGGTCATTTTGTGGTCGATATGTTGAACGGTACGGTTTACCAGAACAACAAAATCATCGCCGCCAATATCGATTTTTACGGGGGCTGACATGGCAACTTTTTTTGAAGAATGTGTAGCAGATGTTTCGGAAAAAATTCCGAACACTTGGAAGGATGTGAGTTGGGGCAATGATGTTTGCCCTTCTTACTCGTACAACGGGTGGCAAATTTTTATCGACCATGCTGACCCTTATAAGAGAGAACTAAACGAGGTCGGCAAAGAACCAGTGGTACCACGTTTCGGCGTTATCGTTGAAGCCAACTACGGCAATCAACTCAACCTTGATACGCCGCAACTCAACTCCGACGACTTTCAAAAGGTTTTGGAATACGTCAACACACCCGCCCCTCTTTTGATTGAAGAGGTTTCGTGATGAGCAAATATTTTCTAGTGACATGGGGGACGGGCTATGAGGCTCGTCCCCGAATCGTGAGCCAAGATGAATTGCTTGAGGACGATGGCGGCTACTGGAGTGGTGGCGACTACGCCGAATGGGACGCACACATGGAGAAGCTGGACGCGATTGACGTTTCGGAAACCATAGTGCTTGCCGACAATGTATCGCCTGACAATTCATGCGAAGTGTTTTTCACACGAATGACCTTGGACATGCAGATGGAACACGTTGCCGAACTTGCGTTCGATGCGTGGGTTGCCGCCATGGAAATCGAGCAACATGAAGGAGAGCGTAATGCCTAATCACTGTTACAACGAGATTCAAATCGTGAGCGACAGGGGGCTGGAGCCTATCCGGGAACTCATTTTAAATAACGAAAAGGAGGTGGACTTTAATTTATGTGCACCTCAACCCGAAGAGGTTCGCACGTCCCCTGACCGGCTTGGTAGCGAGGACATGAACAAGCCCAACTGGTACGATTGGAACTGTGCGAACTGGGGAACCAAGTGGAACGCATACGAGTCTGAAATCATTCAAGACATCGATGAATATGGCGATTTGCTTGAAGTAAAATTCACAACTGCATGGGGTGTGCCCTATGAATGGGTCAAACGTTTGGCTGAAAAGTTATTCGAATATGACCCTGATGCAAACATGTGTGGTTTTTATCGTGTCGAAGGATACGAGGACGCAGGCGTTTGGCGCATCTTTGACAACGATGGAACCATACAATCGCAGGGGCTTTATTAATGGCATATTACACGATTTATTTTGATTGGCGTGAAGCGTTCGACAAGTTTGGTTTCGATGATGGCGATGGCTGGAACGGGACAGAACTGGTGGGAATATTTATCACAGAACAGTTTCAAGCTTCAGTGGAAACCGACACATGGGGCTGTCACAACTACATGATTATGAGCGTCAAGGATAAGGACGGCAAAGAGTTGATTCCCGAAGAAAACTTTTCACACGGTTATGATGCCCCTGATGGGTGGATGCCGAAAGCTTGGGTCGAAGCTCTGGACAATCATTTCGACGATAACTGGAAACAGGGATACTAGAATGACTAAGAGAAAATACGACGATGTGGACATGTTTTTAGATGCACTGCGCGATAGCGGTGCGGTGAACATGTTCGGAGCCACGCCACACATTATGGAAGTTTTTGGTTTGGATGAACGCGCCGCCCGGAAAAGGCTTCAAGATTGGATGGAAGGTTTCGGAAAGCGGTGAAGGGCAAAAAGACTCTTGTTTATCTGCGGGAGAACCCCCGCAGCGGGGAGCATCCGGCGCAACTTTGCATTGTGCTGGTCGATGGTGATCCTGACAAAGCCATCGTGCTCCCCGTAAACAGGAGGCAATTAATCAACATGCTTGAAGTGGGCATGGGGATATTGAGAAAGACTGAAAAGAATGAAGACGCACGTTGATTTATGTTCGGGCATCGGCGGGTTCGCACTGGGATTTGAATGGGCACAACTGTCAAGACCCGTCCTGTTTTGCGACACCGATGACTGGTGCCGACGAATACTTAGAAAGCATTGGTCGCACGTTCCAATAGCAGAAGATGTAAAGGATTTAGCAAATGACCCAGAAAGACTTGTTCCAGACTGTTCCATCCTCACAGCCGGATATCCATGCCAACCATTTAGTGTTGCCGGGAAGCAAAGAGGCGCAGAAGATGACCGTCATATCTGGCCTGAAATACGAACCATTGTTGAAGCAAAGCGACCCGATTGGTGCGTTTTCGAAAACGTTTATGGTCACATCAAGTTGGGACTCGACGAGGTGTTATCTGACTTGGAAGACATTGGCTACGCCACAAGGCCGTTTGTTGTACCAGCTTGCGCCGTCAATGCGCCTCACAAACGAAACAGAGTCTGGATTATTGCACACGCCGACAGCGAAGGGGAATCAGGACGCACCATCGATGCGGTCAAGGGACAAGGGGAGTTGGTGGGCAACGCCGAACACGATGGATCATCTTCCACAGCGATCAGAGGAGAGCACAAAGAAGATGCAAGAGGGACATCGAAAAGGAAGAAAGCGTCCAAGCAATCTGCGCGAACAGGTGAACGAGGAGACACTAGCAATGTGGCCGACACCGACAGCAATGACGGGCGGCACGGGAGTGGCTCCAAGTCACAAGAACGGCAAGCACGGGTGGAACACGGGCGCGGCGGTAAACGACAGCCTGTCGAAAGAACCAGCCAGAGTATGGCCGACACCGACAGCGAGGGATCACAAGGACAGTGGGGACAACACCGATTACCAGAAGATAAAAGAGAAAGGGAAACTAGCTGGACACGTTGGTGGGAGTTTGAACCCCCAGTGGGTCGAGTGGCTAATGGGGTACCCCGACGGGTGGACAGAATTAGAGGACTAGGCAACGCGATTGTCCCACAAATTGCACAACAGATTGGAACAGCCATAAAGGAGAATTATGATGGCAAAATTTAACTACAAGGGATACCAGTACACGCCGGAACACGACGAGGACGATGATGTAAGCAAGATTCAGCACATCATCTGGCGGTGTGGCAGAATCAAATGGTTCGATACATCTCATTCGCCCTACAAGGAACTGACGAAGAAAGAGTTTGAAGGTTTCGTTGACCGGGACATCGTTCGCCGGACGACAAAGGCACAACTCGCACGCACATTGATCAAAGATTTGGCGCGACAGCTTGAACAGAACCATGATCCGCGAGTCGAGGAAGCCTGTAATTTTTTAGAGGAGCTTGTCTCCGAAGAAGGGAAGGAAGCATGACATGTTGAAAGAGTTCAAGACAGTGTGGGATGCGCTTCACGCCTACCGTGAAGATAGCATACCCGAAGGCGACTCAATGTACGACGAACAATGGGACGATATATGTCATGCAATGGCGCTCATCATGGAGGCATGTGGCGTTGAGGGCGAGGAGATTGACTGATGGGCAGCATAATAGAACTGAACAAGGAGCGCGAGAAGCGCATCAGCCGGATCAACATCGTGCATGTTCTTCCGGTTGATAAGGAACTGACTCCCACGGGATACGACTTCAACGACATTCGATGGTGGGGGGTCATGGGTTATTACATCGAGGACATCGAAGACAACTCGACGTTACATGCCCACATGTATGGGTTCATGGACAGCAGACCAGATGCCTTGATTCTGCAACGGCACTTGGCTGAACGTCTGATCGAAGACCCGGACGAGAGACAAGACAGCATCGACAATCCGTATATCGATGACGAGTTACTTGAAACATTGGTACTAGCAAAAATAGGAGGCGCGTTCGATGGCGACGAAGACTAATCCAAAGATGGGTAGACCCCGGAAGTATGAAGGCAAATACAAAGGCACGATGAACATGTTCTCGTTGCAGTTGCCGGATGAAATGAAGGAGCAGTTAGACAAAGCCTCGAAGGATTTGTCCAAGGAGTCGGGCACGATTGTTACCAAGTCGGACGTAGCCCGTATAGCAATCGAGACTTGGTTAGATGAAAGGAATTAGAACCATGAATCCCGATCAGAAGGACGTGATCCAGCGCGCTGCGGAACTGGCACGAGAAAATGCACGTCGGTTACAACAGCCCATGCCTCACACGATTCGCAGACGCAAGGCGCAAGAGAAGAAGGGTAGAAAATAGTTGGTGATTTGGTTTACCATTATGGTGAACAAAGGGAGGAGACAATGAGCTATTCACCATGGGCACCGGATTGGACATACTTTCCACCACGCCAGAAAAAACCACAGTCGGATTGCGATCCTGTGGTTTGTTCGGAGTGTCCCGGCGGGGATCGATGCTGTAATTACGTCAGGCCGCTAACACGGAAGACGGATTACAGCGATCTCTTGCACGCTAGTCCCAAGCAGAAGACGCGGTTTTAGTTTTCTTAACGTCTTCAACTGCTGAACGCACGAGCCAGCGTACCTGACCAGCTATGCTGCGGTCATTGTCCTCTGCCATCTTCTTCAAGTGTTCGTAGGTTTCCGTTGGAACCGCTACGCTTTTGTATTCATTCGTATTCATTACTCTCTCCTTTGTGGGTTACAGAGATTTATCGACCATTACTTCCTCAAACATCACTTGGGAGTACCAATGTTTGATTCCTGTGAGCCACGATTTGACCATTGATGCACCGACTAAAGAGGTCAGGGGCGATACACGAATGGCATCTCTGCATTGTCAGGGTAGACCCTTTGCTACCCTTGAAAGGAATTGACTCACACCCCTAGATTCTTACCTTCTCTTTTACCTGTAGCCACTGCCGCATTTCTTCACCCAGAGCTTGGCTGGCTAATTTAATTTTGCCTTGGAGCACACGGGCTATGTGCTCATCTACACTGTCCTCAACAACCAGATCGACATAGGTCACGGGATTGTTCTGCCCGATACGGTGGCACCGATCCTCAGATTGCATCCGGTTTTCAAGGTTAAAGTTGTTCGAGTAATAGACCACATTGTTCGCACTGGTGAGCGTCAGCCCGTACCCTGCTGTCTGTGGGTTGCCGATAAAGAACCGCACCGGGGAATCGATGTCTTGAAAATCGTGAACCAGTTGTTCCCGATCCTCGTCCTTGGTCGCACCATAATAAGAACCTGTTGAGTTGTCTCCGTACTTTTCTTTCAGCGCATCTTCTATCTGGCGTATGTCTTCAACAAAGCGCGCCCAGATAATCACTTTGCCTGTGACTTCATCCAACACTTCGAGCAATGTCTTAATCCGATTGGTTTCGAACTTCTCGTACTTGTCTTCTTCAACAGGCAGATATCCCGACAAGACTTGTTGCAGCCGGAGCAGTTGTGTCATCGCCTGTGGTGCCGTGACCATATCATCACCGATGATAGTCAGGGCAGTATGCTTGATAGACTCGTAATGCTTGCGCTGTTCCGGTGTCATTGCAACGTGTCTGATTGTGTAGGTTTTATCAGGTAGGTCGAGACAGTCTTTCTTCAGCACACGGGTAGAAAACTTTTTGAGTTTGTCTGCCAGTTCATTCAGGTTCCGGTATCCAACAATCATGTCGAACGAATGTGTGCCCATCTTTTGCCGCCGGGTGATGGCGTATCGGGCTTGGAACGCATAGAAGTTATGGAAGTTCAACAACCCTTCATCAAGAAAGGCGCACTGTGAAAACAAATCCAAAGGACTCTGGGTCACAGGTGAGCCAGTCAGGAGTCGGGCGTAGGTAAACCGCTGTCTCAAACCAACCATCGCTTTGGTTCGTTTGGCTTTCGGGTTCTTGATAGTCGTTGACTCATCGATTGTGATCATCGATACGTCACGCCGCAGAAACTTATCAGTCAGAAAGCGCATGGCTTTTGCACTGGCAAACGCTTCAATGTTCATGACCAGTATCCGCAACCCATCGGTGTACCTCACTGCGTCCCACAGTTCCTGTTCCTTTTTCTTGTTAGTCTGCGTATACCAGGTGAACACTTTGTGCGGTATGTGATCAGGCATGTGCGCCGGTATCTCTTTCAATACCCAGTTGCGGTACACGCCCTTGGGTGCGATGATTACCAGAGTGGTGAGGTCTTTGTTCTCGTATAACCAAGCCGCGTTATCGATCAGGACTTTGGATTTACCACAGCCCATCTCCATGAAGTATGCCCAGTCAAGTTTGTCATGCGAATCAAAGAGAGCTTTCTCTTGGTGCTCATATGGTTTGGTCTTATAGTTAAACATGGAATCCCCAAAAAACTTATTTACAATATATTGTTTTTGTATATATTACCAAGTGTTGTTAGTCAACAAAAAGGAGCAGAACCATGAGTTCTAGCATATTAGATAAAATCGAAGCTGATGCAGAATCGTTCAGCAACGTGACCAAGGAGAAGGGGTCTGAACTTTCTCAACTTATCACGGCAGCTCAGTATCAACAGGAACAAATCACGTTCCACGAAACGCAGGCTAAAGAAGCGAAGCAAGAAAAGCTCCGCATCCTCCGTGAACAAATCCCTCAACTGATGGACACGATGGGCATGAACCGGGTAGA